TACCAACTCATAGGTTGGCGAATTAATCTTTGGTAGTGGCATCAGTTTTTCCTTTAATTATACCACAAAGATAAGCCATTGTGGATTTGAATGCATTGCCGTCTAACTCTTCAAACATAAACATATTCAAACGAAATGCATAGTTTGCTTCAGAAATGATAGCAGATAGCTGTGATTCTGTCACAGGCAGTGTATTTAGTGTAGCACGATAGTTATTTTTAAACTCCTTTTTATTCTCTATCTCAGGGAACTCATAGAAATCCAATCCACCATCAGTCAACTTAAGAGAGTTCTTAGCAATATTCCTAAGAATCTGACCGCCAGAGAGATCACCCAAATATCGAGTATAATGATGACCCACAAGAAGTTCTGTCTGGTCATGTGCTACTTCACGAATACGGTTAACATACTGTTGACACGCATCAGTAGGGTATATAGTAAGTCTCCAGTCAGATCCCCAAAAATACTCGCAGTCTTTTGCTAAACTACGATGTCTATAAAGTTCCTTCATATTCAATGGTCCTATAATAGGATCATCTTTTAATCTTAGAACTTCTACCTCCATAGCATGATAGATGAAGTAATAATTGGCAACAAGTTGCCTATAACCTTCTCTACTTACTACGCCTTTGAGAAATGAACTAACAAACTTAGTATTCTCTGCTGCTGAATGAGACTGCTTAGTCCCTTCTTTTAAATCCTGTGCTAATCCCATAATAAATCTCCCATCATGTATATTATAGCATATTATGCTATGTTATAATCTAAATCTCTATGATTAGACTTATGATAATGTTTCAAATCCTGACCAGATAGATAATTACCTTGTTCAACTCCTATAGTTCCATCCATCAATTGATCCTTAACAGTCTGCAACTTAATTCCATCTGCATGACTTCCACCTGCAACTATATTACCATTACCAGGTGCATTAGGAGTATGAGTTACATGAGTCTGAGCACCATCCATATCCTGTAAATCATATCCAGTTTTCTTAAGACTATTAATCTTACCAAAGAAGTATCTATCATACGCAAATGTTACTTGACATTCAAGCACTTTATTATTTCCATAAGATACTGGCATTGCAGATACATTAGTTGGAAAACAATTAAGAAATGTGTATTCTATATTTCTAAAATGATCTTTATTAAATTTTTGTATCCTCATAGTATCTACCTTATACTCACTTGGATACCTCATACGATGATAATATGCTTTCTGATCTTTACTGTTTGGTCCTAATTCTCCACTACCTTCACTACCAGATGCTATAAAATCATGCCATAATTCAAAAAATTGAATTACCCTATAATCAGAATCAACATAAAATGTAAGAGTAGTATCTGTAAAAATTCTTGTATGTGCAAATTTTTCAACTACACCCATTCTATTACCTTCAATTTGTGATGTAGCAAAAGAAGTACCAGGCAATTGAGCTTGGTTACACAACAATCCAAGATCTCTGGTAACAAAGAAATTACTAACTAAAGGAGCTTTACTTACTATATGACCTCTTAGTGCTTGTAATCCAGCAAAACCATTAAAAAATACTTCATAATGGTTGGTAGTAGCAACCTTCTGAAATAAACTACGAATTCGTTCAGTTTTCTTTGCTCTTGGATACACAATAAATACCTAAAATGGTCGATATACGATATATGGCTCGTTCAGGAAGATACAGACCTTCTAATATTGCAAAGTATAGAGGGGATTATCGTAACATTATTTATCGCAGTTCTTGGGAAAGAGTTTTTATGTCATATTGTGATAAGAATGCCAATATACTTGAGTGGGGAAGTGAAGAGGTTATTATTCCTTATCGATCACCACTTGACAACAAATTACATAGATATTTTCCTGACTTTTATGTTAAAGTAAAAGATAAATCAGGAGTACCTAAGAAATATATTATTGAAGTGAAACCCAAAAGACAATGTGTTGCACCAAAGATTCAAACAGTTAAAAATAAGAAGTATATACGGGAAGTAATGGAGTATGCTAAGAATCAAGCAAAATGGGATGCAGCAAAAGACTGGTGTAAAGACAGAATGATGGAATTTAAAGTAATGACGGAGGATAACTTAGGTGTCTAGGCTTCAACCAGTTGTAAATAAATTTGTCGGGACAGAAGATCCTGAGGATACGATGCTGGAAGTTTTAGATGCTTTACAGGATAGTAAGGTGATACTCCCAGAGGAAGGTGGGTTTTATACTTTTGTATATCTACCAAAGACTCCTATGATTGAGTATGATGAATTTCCTCTAATAGCATGTATGGAATTAAAAATATGGGGTATTAGAGGGTTTAGTTATCATTGGGGTAAAATGAGAAATTATACATGGAATGAAGTAGTTGGAGAATTTCACGAACTATCAGTTGCTGAACTAGAAGACGCTAGATCACTATCATATGCTAAATTCAAGCTAAATACATAAGACGCAAAGTATATTTAACTAATGGCGGTCGTTCCAGGTTCTGTAAAAGTAATCCACGGTGCAGCAACACCCCCAGTTTGGGATGCCAAGAATAAAGTAATGAGAGAAAGTCATACGACTAACTCACGAAAAATCTTGCGATATCCATCTGATATTATTAGTGCTGATACAGATTATATTAAGTTAGATTTAATATCACATCATGGAAAAGGTAGTGGTTTTAGTGACGCTACAAGTAAAATATGGGAAAATAAAGCAACAACACAAGTTGGAAAAAAGAAAGATATTACTCTCAAAAACCTTGCAGGTGGTTCAGTTAGAGAAGCATCCAGAACTCTCTGGGATGCCAAGACTGATCAGTCAATTATATTACCAATACCACAAGATATAAAGGATAGTAACTCTACTGGATGGGGAAGAAATGAAATAAATGACTGGGCTGCATGGGGAATAAATGCAATGACTGATGCAACCAAAACTAACGATTTAGGTGATGCATGGGCTGTATTAAAAGCTACAGCAATAGACGCTGGTGGTAGTGTTAGTAAATCACCTGGATCAGGTGCTATAGATTTACTTAAAGCAAACCTTACAGCAGGTGCTGCAAATGCACTTGGATCTAATGTTACTGCTAATGGTTTACTTGGAAGGGTAACAGGACAAATTATTAATAGTAATGTAGAACTTCTTTTTAGTTCTGTTACTATTAGATCATTTAATTTTAATTGGAATATATCACCACGAAATAAAAATGAAGCTCAAGAAGTTAAAGATATTATCCGAGTTTTGAAAAAAAGAAGCACTGCAAAAAAAGATGCTGATAAATCTTTTGGATTCTTAAATGCACCTGATCTATTCAGAATAAGTTACATGAAAGGTTCGGGTAAACACCCATTCCTCAATGCTTTTAAACACTGTGCATTAACAAACATAAGTGTCAATTATACAGCAAGTGGAACTTATGCAACATATGATGATGGAACACCTATTCATATGCAACTAGGGTTATCTTTCCAAGAACTCAACCCAATATATGCTGAAGATTATGATGATTCTAATGCAGGAGAAGGAGTAGGTTACTAATGTCCAAACACTATTTCAGACACTTACCTAATATTAGGTACAAAAATCCATTATCATCCAGTAATCAGAATGATAACTATGTTTTAGCAAAAAATTTATTTCTAAGAACAAAAGTTAGAGATGATGCTGCACTAGACATAACATTCCTACAATCATATACAATCAGAGAAGGAGAAAGACCTGAAGATGTATCAGATAACTTGTATGGTTCTCCTGAATATGATTGGATTGTATTATCAGTAGCAAATATAGTTAATGTTAGAAGTGAATGGCCTATGAGTGGTAAAGTATTATATGACTATGCTTTAACAAAATATGGTAACGATGATTTAAATGCCACACAGTTCTATGAAACAACTGAAGTAAAAGATGCTCAAGGTAGATTAATTATGCCAGCAGGTAAAACTATAGATTCTAACTTTACCATCCCTGATCCAGATACCCATAATATTACACTTAATCCCGTTATAGGAGTTAGTAATTTCTTAGCAGAAACTAGAGAAAACGAGAAGAAAAGAAATATTAAAGTAATGAGACCTGGTTACCTAGGAATGTACATAGCAGAAACAAGAAAAGCACTGTTATATACAAAATCATCTCAATTTGAAGATAAGTACACTAAAGTAGCAGATAATCCAACTACTTAAGTTTAGGTCCACTAGCCCATCCAACTAAAACTAACCTCTCACCTTTGGTGACAGGTTTTGCTGTATGTGGGCATCTAGAATCAAAGACAGCACACGCACCCTGCCCTTTTGGAATTTGGCAATGCTGATTATAGTAATCTACAATAATTAACTCTCCACCCTCATAATCTTCTGGTTTAGAGAGTTGAACACTAAGACTCAATTTTCTCCATACATCTCTATTTGGTGCAACTCCATAATCACAATGCCACTCAAAGTTGCCACCCACACCATACCTAAGAATCTGAAATTCAAATAAATGAACATCAAACTGATAATGTTTGGTATTCATTACTTCAAATATACTACCACCTATCGTTGATACAATACTCTCAGCACGAGGACAATGAATATCACATAGTCTAAAATCTTTTCTAGTCTCACCCCATACAGGATCATCAAAATCTACTTGATGGGTTGACCAATGATCAGGAGGAATATTATTACAATACTCTGTTAAATTCTTAATAGCATCATCATTTAATGAGAACACATAAAATGGATCCTCATGTGAATAATTATAATCAGTAGACATTACATAAGTGCTTCAAGTTGTGATATTGTAGTTGCGTTAGTAATATTTGTATATGGTACTGCAGGATTTGATTTAAGGGACGCAGATTCTCCCTTCATGTCTGCTATTGATTGTATATCTGCATTCTCTTTCTTAGTAGCAAGATACTTTGCTTCTAATGTCTCAGTTGTAAGTGCCTTTGCTTTAGTAAGATCTGCTGTAACAGTCTTACTTCCATGATTATACTTCCATGCAGATCTAAATTCCTTAGATGGAAGATCAGCAGGATCAATCACAGAATAATCTGAGGTTGGTACATCTTTTGCGATGACAGCAGCATCAGATAGAGTACAATCCATTGTGGGAATTACTACTCTACAGTTACCGTTAGCATCGGC